AAGAAGAAGAAAATGCTGGACAATAAATATTTGTGTGAGCTGCCGATAGTTTTTCAATCGGAGTTGGGAAATAATCTTGAAAATCTTGGCATCGATACAAAAAATGTGGATGATGAAACTACTCCCGGAGTGATCGACCTGGCAGAAGTTGCAGAGTTCAATCCATCAACAGAAGAGAATCAGATCTGCCTGAGATTATACTGTGGAATATCTTTCATCATTGATATTCCCTACGAACAGTTCAAAAAATTTTATGAAGAAACAATCGGCAAACCAATTTTAATTTATGCCTCCATTAGATCCGATAAATAAAAAATTAATTCTTCTCCTGAAGAAAGCAGATTCAGAGATCAGCAAGCTGCTTATCCAATATGAATCGGAGCTGAAGAACAATTATCGTGTTGCACTCATTGAAATAAAAAGCAGGATTGCAAGGATATTCGAGAAGTACGGTGATGATGTGAAGTATGCTGATCTTATCGCTTACAAACGTCTGACAAATCTTGAGAATGAAATTATTGAAGAAATAAAAAATCTTACCAGTGAAAATATCAAAGCAACCAGATCTGGTTTAAAAAATTTCTTTTCAGAAAATTATTACAGAAGTGCTTATGCACTTGAACAGAGCACAGGATTATATCTTGGTTTTGGTTTGCTCAATACAAATGTGATCACTGCTTCACTATTGAATCCGCTCGATAGAATTAAATGGTCAGATCGGTATAAGGACAATGCACAGACATTTATCAAGCAGATCAGATCGGAGTTGACTCAGGGACTTATCCAGGGAGAAGGCTACGCAAAGATCGCACGCAGCATCACCGATAAAACAGGAATTGATTTTAACAAGAGCGTGCGAATAATCAGAACCGAGGGACACCGGGTTCAGAATGCAGCAAGAGTAGTTTCATTTAAGAAATCCGAGTCAGCAGCTGAAAGACTTGGAATTGAATCGACACGTATCTGGATTCACTCAGGAAATCCAAGAGAGCCGAGACCTGATCACGTGCAGATGCAGGGAGTTGAAGCAGATGAAGATGGGATGTTTACTTTGCCTTCCGGAGTAACGACTGAGGGACCGGGATTAAGCGGAGTTGCTGAAGAAGATATTAATTGCGGATGCACGACGGGATTGAAGTTTAAGAGTTTAAAAGCTATTTCATTTGAGGAATATGCTGCAAAAGATTTTGGTAAGTATGAAGAATGGAAGACTGAAAAAGGGATTGCATAAATAAATTTTCCTACCTCAAGACGCACAGCATACATCACTAAGGCCAGGCCTGACCCCCCTGGCTTTTTTATTCCTAATAAAATTTAGGATGCTATTGATTTTTACTTCAAATACTTTTTGACCAGAAATAAAATGAATTGCGCTCTTTAATGGTTCGGCGTAAAACTGAACGGACTCTTGTAGCGAGGAGGGTAACTCGCAATAAAAACTAATCAAGAAAAGGAGTAACCGAAATGTCGTACTTGAAAAAACTCAAAGAGCTGATCGGAGAGGAAGCTTTCAAAAAAGTTGAAGCAGATCTAGGGAAGAAAGATCTCATCGTAAATGATGGTGATTATATCCCCAAAGAAAAGTTTAATGAAAAGCTGGACGAGATCAAGGATCTGAAATCCGAAAAGGATAAATCAGTGAAGGATCTTAAAACAGCAAATGATGAGTTGAAGAAATTGCAGGATGAGAAAAAATCCAACACTTCAACAGTTGAGCAGAAGGTAGCGGATCTTGAGAAGAAGTTAGCTGATCAGGATACGAAGATCACTGCAAAGGAAAAGGAACTCAGTCTGGCGAAGATGGAAGGTGTGTTGAAAGATGCACTCACTGAAGCCGGAGTGAAGAATCCTAAAAACCTTAAACTTTTGATGAAAGAATTCGACCTCGAGAAGCTTGAAGTAGATGAGAAGGATGGAAAGATAAAAGGATTCGATGACAGTGTGAAAAAACTTCAGGAAGATTACAAGCCTTTGTTTGGTGAGGAAAGTTTCAGCGGAACTCCTCCCGGAAAAGGAAAGAGTAATGAGACTGAAGAAAAGGAAATGACTACTGAAGAGTTTTATGCAAGTGAGATTTTCGGCGGAGATAAAAAGTAAATCACACTTAAATCAGGAGTTTAAAGATGACACTCAAAGAACTTGCGGTTTTATACGCAAAAAAACAACCGAAGCAGGTTGATGCAATTACGGAAGATGCTCCAATTCTTTCGATACTTCCATTCGAGGAAGCTTCTCACGATCTCTGGAACGTTTATGAGGAAACTTTAGAAGTAACCGGTCCCGGATTCGTTGACCTCGATGCTGCACTCCCCGACGTTAATCTAAAAACCCAACTGCAAAAAGTTGATCTGTCTATCATGGGCGGAATAGCCAGCTGCGGTGAGGATAAAGCACAGATGTTCGGCGGAGCTCCAAAATATTTTGCTAAACAGGAAAGGTCAATACTTCGTAAGTCCGGTATGACTGCTGAGTACGCCATTCTTTACAATATGATCCGTGCCCACGCATTGGCAGGAAGCAACAAGATCAATGCAGCAGGATCTTCAAATGTTAACCACTCAATACTTGCAGTAAGATTTTCTTCAGGAGAATGCACAGGATTATTTTCACCGAAAGGTTTTAAGAACGGAGCTATGCTTGACGTGAAAGCAGTTAACGGTGGAAACCTGATGGAGTTTTCAGTTACAAGAAATGGTGCTGCAGTAAGTATACTCGGTTACCAGGTTCGCTACAAAGGATATTTCGGATTCCAGATTGCCAGCTCAGTATGTGTTGGAGCGATCTACAATGTTGACAGGATTTCTGCAACTAAGAAACTTCCAACAGCAACACAGATTGACGACTTGCTGGCAATGATAAGAGCAAATAATGCAGGAACTTATTTGTTTATGCATCCAAAGCTTCTATCGAATTTGAAGGATATCAGAGGAGCCGGAAACAGAGTAACTGTTATGTCCCCGAATATCAATAATCCAGTGATCATTGATACCTGGGATAGGATTCCGATCCTAACGTCCTACAACTTCCTGGACGGAACAGAAGCTAACGTTTAATCATTAAGTAAAGAAAAAGGATTTTATAAAATGTCAAATCAAGTAAACTTAAACGGTATCATAATTTCCGATGATGATTTTCTTGCGAAAGATCAAGACGCTCCAGACAATACCACCGTGGATGGTAATGGCGGTAGTTTCGACATCGGGAATTTTCAGTTAGGCTCGATGGAAGTTGTTGCGAAAGTTGGTTCTGTTGCTTTGGGACTTACTGACACAAACGTTCTAACAATAGCACTTCACGACTCAGCCGATAACTCGAGCTTTGCAGCTCTGGCAATAATTTACACAATCACTGCCGCTGCAGGAAGCGGAGTAAAAGCAGTGGGAACAGTGCTTGGTAAATTGATTGTTCCTTCTAATGCTCGAAGGTATGTGAAAGCAGTAATAACATCCGATGATGCTTCGACTACGGGCAAGTTGGATGTTTTCATGACACATTTACCAAGATAGATAGCAGATTGATTTCTTAACGAGGGATCATTAGTGGTCCCTCTTCTAATCAATTAAGAGGAATGCCAGATGCCGATCACTACCAGAGAGGAAGTTAAGTTATTACTACAGCTCCCGGTTGCAATAGCAGCGGTCTATAGATTTATCCCTTCATCAACACCGCTTGCCAATGGTGACACTTTAACAATCGGTTCAGTTACTTATACATTTAAAACTACACCTGCAGTTAAAAATGATATTCTTGTTCAGGCTACAATAGCAGCTCAGGCAGATGTAATTGTTAAAGCGATCAACGGAGTTGCGGACGGGGTGAATATTCCATTTCTCGCTGATGAAATAATTGGCTTCACCGGATCTGTCGTAGATACTACCAACGTGCTTCTCACTGCTGATGTTGCAGGAGTTGCAGCCGGAACAATTACAATCACCTGCAGTAATTCTACAGCGTTAAAAATTATCACAATAACTTCCCCGAAAGATTCGGTTGCGACTCAGGATAGCTTAATTGATTCGCTGATAGTTATCGTTCAGGATTTCATTGTCCGGAGAATAAATAATTTTGCTATGCCTCACTTCTATGTTGAAACTTACAGCCCGACGTTCACGGCTTCAGACAAATCGATCAACAATGACACTAATGATTTTACAGAATCACAGCTGATTGCAGGTAACGAGATCCTTGTGTCCGGGTCCTATCAGAACAATAAAATTTTTACAATCGGTTCGGTTGCAGCTCATAAGATCACTGTGAGTGAAGCTGTGGTTGATGAAACAAATGATATCCGGGTAGTAATACAAAAGATTCTTTTTACGAATGATATAAAATTGGCTGTTGCAGATTTTATCGCAATGAAGCTGAATAAAGATAAAACTGTTAAAAGCAGATCTCTTGGTGATCACTCCGAAAGCTTCTTCACCCAGGATGAAATGCTTGAAACATTCTCTTCATTCAGAAAATTAAACTGGGATTAGAGAATGGGAATTGGAAGTTATTTAGTTACAGGATATGAGATTTACAGACCAACTGATTTAGACGATGGTGCCGGAAGCTCTACAGAGCAACTGATCAAACTTGCTGATACAACCGGAAGAATGCGACCTTTGACTGGTGATGAGATCCTGGCAAATGAAAAACTGAATCTGATCACATCTCATAGGTTTTATTGTCCGGTGCAGGAAGTAAAGGCGGGTGACTATATCAAGGACACAGTTAAAGACCAGCTCTATGATGTGAAGTTTGTTAAGAACCCAATGGAAATGGATGATCATTTAGAAATTGATTGTTTGATATAATATGGAATTTACTTTTGAAAAAGAAGGTGTCAGAATAAACGGGAACTTCGTTAAGTACGATACTGACCTTGCTAATATAAATCCATCCGTGGTTGAATCGTTGAGCAATCAAACAGCTACTGGCTGGAGTGTGTTTCTTATTCATCGTGCAATAACCGATTTGAAATATGAAGTTAATAAACATCTTATTTGCCCAATCAATACTGAGGCTATAAGAAAGGTTGCCCGGGATGTTGCTAATGAGGAAATAAATAAGCAGCCGGGTAAGATGAAAGAAAAGGCAACGGGGTATTTGAGAGATATAGTATTGGTGCTTACTGTGATAACATTAATTTATACTTTATGGAAATAAAAGGAGGCCATTGATGAACTTCGATTTTATAAAGAAAGCACTTTCAGAAGCTGAGAATCAACCTTCTTCAATAAGGTTATTTGCTGGGTGGGCGATTTTCTTTTTTGTCCTGGCATTGACATTCGGATTTATCTGGGTGGTTTTGTTTCATGATGAATTGATCTTGATGTTTGCAGGAATTCTCTCAGCTCTGATCAGTACAATTCTCGGAATGAAAGTCTGGCAGAAAGGTAAAGAGGAGAAAGATGCTGGTCAAACTTCCTGATGTAATTGAAGCTCTGAAGGAGAAACGGTATTTAATTTTTGATGATCCTTTCGAACTGAATATAGTTGGAATCAGATCTGCAGATATGACTCCAAATATTTTCAATGACAAACTAATTGCATTCTGGAAAACAGAGGATCCTACCGGAGAATTCGAACACAAGATCTGGGATATAACAACAGATCCCGGACTTTACTATTTGAATGATCCTATGAACATAAATGGAACCGCTATTCTTTTCCCCGGGCAATATGTGAATTGTTACGCTCTCGATCTTCACAGAGGGAAATATCTTGCGTTGTGTCAGCGATTGGATAAAGTAAAGGTTTATCGTGATGCGAATAAAAATAATCGTTACGATCCCGATGAAATAGAATGTGGAATGTTCGGAATTAATATTCACAAAGCCGGAGTTGATTCAGCACGAGTTGATAAATGGAGTGCCGGCTGCCAGGTATTTCAGAGGGAAGAGGACTTTAATCAGTTCATCGAATTATGCCAGACACACAGAGTTATTCACGGGAATAAATTTACTTACACACTGATCACGGAAGTTGATTTAATTAAAACACCGCAGGAGGTGAAATGAAAAATTTTATTTCTTTCGACAGATTGCTTCTGCTGGTCATTGTTCTTTTTCTTGCAATTTTATTTTTTACTCTTTCCTGCAATGAAGAAAAACCGGAACTCGAGACAATCAGAGAATTGTTTGAGGAAAACAAGGCTGAAATCCAAAAGATGAGTGATGAGATAAAAAACATCCGCAGTTATGCAGAGACAGCGAATAAATATTACGACAGTCTATACAAATCGAACAGTAAAACAATTAAAAGGTTTAATTATGAAATTTCCAAAATGGATGATATGTTCAAAAATAGTTCTGATAGTATGCTTGTTAATTCCGTTATCAGGTTTTGGGCAGACAGATTCTACACGAAACTACCAGGATTTTTCCAAACAACAATTGTTGATACTGGAATTACAGCAGGTCGCAAAAATATTTCCGCAGGCGGAGAGTTATTATCATCAGAATAACAACAAAGATCA